GAGAGCCTTTTGCTTGGCGTCGATTTCGGCCTTGTCAGCAAAATCCTCGATAGCGGATTCAAGATCACGACCGACTCTAAAGCCTCTAACAGCGAATTGCAGCATCTTAGCCGCAAGAGGAGCGAATTCTGGTACTGACTGGCTAACTTCCGCAGCAACCTGGACGAATTTGGTGACTTCCGAGACAAATTGAGTGCGCTGGGCTTTTTCCTGCTCCCGATCGCCTTGCACCGTCGAATCGGTTTCGATGTCAATGCGGAATCCCCTCAGTTTGTCCTGCTTCAATAGCCCGATCGCATCCATGATGAGTTGCAGCTTGCGCTGCTGCTTCATTTCAGGCGGTTCTTCGGGAGGTGGCCCAGATGGAGGCTGAGGCGCGCCGGGTGGTTGGAACGGCACCACATTGGAACCCGGCTGCTGGCTGGCAGCCTGGCCCATCATGCCAGGGGGTGATTGCGGCACGGTCCCCATTGGAGGACCGCCATTATGGCCTAACATCGGATTAGGCGGCAACGCTGGCGGATCCATGCCCTCGTCGTTGAGCGCACCGGAAACCTGGATCAGCGTTTCAGGGCGATATTGCTCTGAGATGATTTCGCCCATAATGCAAATGATATCACGACAGAAACGGGCCACATCGTCCTGTCTTTCCTGCAGACGCGTAGAGCTATTGTTCGTTTTGAGCCTCTGAGCACCCATAGTTTCACGCGCGTCTGAGGTGCCGCGCATAATATCAGAGATCCCCGTTGTTCTATCCAAGTCAGCAATGATTTGCTGCCTAACCTCAATGAGAATCTTAAGAGTTCCGGCGATCGCCTCCACTGGAACCCAATCAATTGCACCTTTCAGCCCTCCCTTTTCAGCAAACATCGCCCAGGAATCTACCGGAATCAGGTTAGGCTCGCTAGCCTCCTCAAACACCCGTTTCAGGGCCTGCGCACTAGCGTCGTAAACTCCCACGATCTTGCAAGATGCCGTCAGGATATCAATGCGCTTGGAAAGATCGTCAATCTGGTCGTATTGGTCCTGCGATTCGGCATAGTCCGGCACCGGAATCGTGGTGTCGTTGGTCATCGTCGCAGTCAGAGGGCACGGACAGGGGAAAAACCCCTCTAGCTTCAAGGGATCATCGACTTCCTTGACAACCTTGTCCCATCCTTCCGCAACGAAATAAACCCGTCGCTCCGGCTTCCACCAGATTTCATAGACCACCGCCTGCATACCATCTTTGCCGGTGACTTGCGTTGGCGTTGTGGATGAGGATTTGAGTGGCTTTTCATCCCCGACATTGTGGGTGAGAGGAATCTTCTTCCAGTCCTTGAAGCCAGCCTCTTTCATGTCCGATCGGGACATGTAGAGTTTTCGGCCTTTGCCCTCTATTTCCGGCTCGATCCGGGCATAGGCGGGGAAAGTGTAATAGTCCTGCCAATGGCAATATGTGACCTCGATGCTTTCGGCGAGGAGTTCGCGTTCTGCTCCATCATCTCGCGAATCATCGCCAATTTCAGGTTCGCCACTCGGGTTTGTAATGTCATCATCTCCCTTTTGTGGCGGGGAGATGGACTCTCCAAAGAGAGGATTATATCGAAGCCAGACCTGACCCCTTCCAACCAGGAGATAATCGTTTCGGGCTCGTCGGATAGCTGCGTCGAATCCGGACATTTGGACTTCATAGCGCAGGTTCCTTTCCAGGATCTGACTTGCTACCCGCCCCACCGGGTCCTTGTCCAGAAAGCGCCTCTCAGCGATCGGAACCGGCACTTTTGAGTAGATTGCGGGCTTCAATGTCTCTGTATTGGCCCAAAACAGATTTAGACGCCTTGCTACACCTACCGAGTTATCATCCCGTTCGTCCCGGTAATGGCGCGCGATCTTCTCTCCGCGCTTGTGCCATTTGTTCATTTCCCGATCGCATTGCTCGATCTGGCTTTTCCACCAGACCGACATTTCCTGGTCTTTGGTGATCGGGATTGCCATCAAGTTCCGCCTAACAATGCGCTAATCATTGGATCTTGTTTCGGGGAGCCGAAAACAGGCGAATTCTGTACCTGACCGAATGCCGGAGAAGCCACCGCACCAGCGAGACCATACTTTTTCAGGATATCGATTAGCTTGTCATTGAATACGACGTAATTGCGGGTTGTGTTTGCTTCTTCCTTTGACCTTGCTAAAGCTTCCGCATCTGTTCGGTTATCGAAAGTTGCAATCTTGTGCTGCCCGTTCGGGTCAATGACGTGATACTTGTTGCCCTCTGGCAAAAGGTCCGTTTGCACTCTGAATGTTGATTGAGCGCCCCTAGAGCCTTGGTCCAGGTATTTGATACCTGGTACGCCAGCCTCATGAAGCCTTTGAGCCGTTCTTGCTATAGCTTCTTCATGAGTTGGCGTAGCCGGATTTCCTCTCGCATATGAATGCGCTTCATCAATCCATTCTCTGCCAGTTTTTGACGGATCAAATGGATAGGCAAACTTTTCCTGCAATGCTTCTTGGACTTGTGGAGATTGCTGTCCTAGCAGCTTATCCCAATCCAGGAAGTGCTCCGGATCGGCGTTGATGTTGACTTCGTACATCTTGCCGGGATTAGGATTGGCTAGATGCCAATCGGCGTCGCCAATTCCCATTGTCTTGTCACCAAACTTTAGATTGGCAAGTTGATCCCTATATCCCTTTGCAACGCCTTCATTCTCCGCGAAATACAGCCCATGCCCATAAGCCTGCGCGCCCTCGCCTGTCCCTATCTTGTCCAGTGAGAACGCATCAAAATCATGCGGTGAACCGTGATAGGCCCTGATCGGGCCTGCACCCAAGACCGTCTCTGCGCCTCTGAGCGGCACGCCAGCAACTGCGCCCGTTCCCATTGGCAGCATGGCAGCGTTAAAGACCGGCGATGGATCATATTGCCCTGTGTCGGTATATAGTTGCGCCGCACCAAATGCCTTCTTCGCGGTATCACCAAGACCCGCATAAAGCCCGCTAATCAGGCTCGCTAAACCGGCTGGTTGCTGCGCTGTTTCCCCTGGGCTTCCCGTTCCAAAGGGCATCCCGGATACGTTGGTATCGTATCCCTGCTGTTGATTCATCAGCATTTCAGCCATTGTGGGCATTTAGATCAGGAATCCCCAGGAATTGACGTTCACGGCGGTCGCCGTGCCATCCGCTGTGGTCGTTACCGTAATGTTGGTATTCACGGCAGAAGCCGGAATGGACTGGTTGAAGTTGACCGTCAGCGTTGATCCTGCAGCAGATGATAGCAATTGGTAGACCTGCGAACCGCCGGCCAAGCCAGCCACCGTAATAGGACCAACCGCCGCAGTGCCGCCGATCGCAGATACCGTGAAACCGGAGATATAGGCCGTTTTCAGGGCTGCCGAGGTCAGTGTTCCCACCACCGCGCCCGTCGTGCCGCTGGCATTGCCCGCAATCGCGGTGACGTTTGATGGCAGGGCTGGGTTTAAGACGACAGGAAGGGCATTTGCGGCTGAAAGGACTGCACCATTGAAGAGCGGCGTGACGGGATTGAGCGGATTGGTGTTGTCGGTCACTATTGGCCTCCCATAAGGGCTTTAATCAGCGGAGAAGTTTGCTGTTTTTCATCATAGACTATTCGTCCACCCGGAGAAGCTAACTGCGAATCATTAATCCATGATGGCGTTCCTGGAGTTGCCCACTGACTCTCATTTGAGAATGATTGATGAATCGGTGTTTTCCAATAATCAGGAAAATGCAATTGATTATCATTAGGATTTACCGCTGTTTGCGCTATTGGATTTTGCTGCTGCAAGCCTTGATAAAAACCTCTCATATCATAATCCTGCGGCTGAGTGGCATTTGGATTCGTCGGGATATTATTCTGCTGCACCCATTGACGATAGGCCATCTCGTCGAGCGGATTTAGTTGGGTGTTGTAGGATGGCGAGACAGTGCGTGGTCCATTCATCATAAGTGCCTGGATAACCGCATCATCAGCCATGGATCACCCGGATTCGTTTCACGTGAAACGGTAACTTAATTACCCTATACACGAACTCGCCGCGTTTGCGTAGGCTGATCCCACAAATCATCCAAAGATACTTGGTTATGCGCGCCCACACCCAGAATCTTCCCCGGCACACGTTTCTGAATGTCCTTGATGTAGGGCCGACTCATGCAAGCGTATCGGATTTCGTCCGGTGCGTGATCTTCTGATTCGGTGTCTACATCCTCCGGCTTGTTGGCGTCATGTTGCAATGCGGGCAGAGTTCGGATCGAATCGCGACAATTAGAGGTGAAGTAGATCATTGGTCGGTCGCCCTCCCCGACAAGGCGCGCACGTACTTGATCCCACCCACCCATAGCTCCTCGCGCTGAGACTCGGGCATTGTCTGCACGCCTGAAGAAGATTTTTCTGGAAGCCATCCGCTCAGCAATAGAAGGTCCACCGTCCGAGGCGAAGGCAGCGGGATCAAGGATCCCATAGGTAATGGCTGGCTTGCCTTCCTCATCCCTTGGCTCACTGGTTTCCCTGGATATGATGCCATCGGCTACTTCCTCGGCCGTGAGTTTAAGTCCAACATTCGGGCTACTGGATCCATACCATTCTCGATAGCGGACCATGGCACCTCGCGGCAACGTCCGTTTTGAAAGCACACTCTGATCGCGTCCCGATTCATCAGGTATTCCAAGCTGGTAATCGTCTCCGACAACAGCCCACCATCCAATGGAGAAGGGTCTGGCGCTGCCCCAATCAGCAGAGCGAAAGCGCAGCCATGTGCCAGGTATCTGAAACGGCGGTATGACATGCTTTGCCTCCGAGAATTCGGGGAAGAAAGCGCCTTCAATAACGCTCCAATCGCCCTCTAGCCAAGCACGGATAAGCTGAGCGTTACCAACCATCTGCAGGTTTGCGACGTATTCAGACCCCAGATATCGGTTGTCCTGCAACTTTGATGGTATGTAGATACGTTCCCGGGTAACTGATTCCTTGGTCCAAGGGTTTACAAAGGTCTCTGCAACGGTGCGCCATCCGAGCGGAGCTGGATCGATATAGCGGGATCTGACCCATTGGTGCCCAGGCCCACCAGGGTTTCCGGTTGCCCGAAAGCCACATGGAATCCCATGACCAGAGCGAAGCGTTGCCATAAGCTTAAATATGGGGGACGGACTAGGAAAGGTTCCGATTTCCTCAATATATACCCGCGTATGTGACCGTCCCTGGTAGCCATCAGCATCACTGTCTCTATCCAGATAAGCGAATTGGAATCGCGAACCATTGGGGAACCGCCATAATTTCTCTTGCTCATGGAAGGTTGCCCCTAATGGTCCGAAAAGCTGGCGCGACCGCTCAATCGTATCAACGAGTTGAGTGCGTTCACGTCTAAACATAATTGCGTTCGAATGCTCACCATAGCGGTCCTGGTGGCTGATAAATTCGCCAAGCATTCCATCTGTCTTGCCGCCGCCTCGAGCGCCACCGAAGAAGATTTCAAAGATCGGGCAAGCGAGTAGAGCTGTCTGTGGTCCAGGCTGCGGCTCCCAGATGATATTTTCATTGGCCACGGCTCAGATTCTCAAGCATTAACTCAATGATTTGATTGGCTTTGGCTTCCGATACCAGCCGCGGATTGAAGCCAAACAGGTAGGTATTGGCCTCGTTGGACAGGAAGTAGTGCCGTTCCTCCTGATTATGGTCGGACTTCCAAACCTCAATGCGATAGGCAGGCTTGGTGATGCTATCTCGCCAGTGTGCTTGGGCTAGGCTCATTTCTTGCGTCCGGCACGGCGCTTGACTGAGTAGGCGATAGCAACTGCTTGCTTCTGTGGCTTGCCTGCGCTGATCTCGGCTTTGATGTTGCTGGTGAAGGCCTTCTTGCTAGTGGACTTCTTGAGAGGCATCTTCAATGCTCCTGTGCTCGATCGGGACGTGCTGATTAGACCATTCTATAGTGTTGTCAATGACTTGCGGCGCTCTGATAACGTTATGCGTTAGTTCTCCAGCTATTTCAATAGCTTGAGCTGGTTGACCCCAGCCTCTATTCAGCAATGCTTGAGCGGCGGCTACCCTTGCGGCATGAGGAGCTTCTTCGCATGTCATGATCTTCGCGAGGGTGTGCAAAGCTGATTTGGTATGAATGCGGGCAGCCGCTTTGATGTCTGTTAGTGCTCTAGGCATTTTGCGGTTCCGGTTTGAGCATGGAATCAAAGCAGTAGTAGGCTTTGTCCTTGTCGTATGGAGTGTCTTTTGGCAGTTGCTTGAAGATTGATCTACCTTCTTCGCGGCGGATGAGCTGCCAGATGGTTCCTGAGTTCGTTGCGATCATAACGGTTCCGATCGGCATCATTCGAATAGGCTCGCGGTTCCCAGGATACCCCACATCAGGGTAAATCCGATTGCGAAGGCGGTTAGTTGTCTCATTTCATGGCCTCGTCGATCATGATTTCCCAAATTGGCACCGGATGTTCATCATTGAACATTTCATATGCGGCCCGTTTCATATCTGGCGTCGGTTCCCGCATGGCCTTGATAGCTAATCGGGCGATATCATCCGAGGTAGCAATAGCCAGCGCCACGCGCTTCACCATTTCGTTCATGTCGCCACCCACAATACCCTAAGCCGGCCGTTCTGACGCATCCTTGCGCCTGAATCCTTCAGGAAACCGCCTTTGACGAGTTCTGCTCGCCGGGTGCGGTAAGTCGATCCCTGGTCGTTGAAATGGTTCTGGATGTCTAGATCTGTCACCCCACCCGGGTACCTCAAGACGTAGGTAAGGATGTCCTGCTGTATCCGGGTGATTCGATCCGCCGATAGCTTGTTGCGGGAGGTTTCTGGATCGGTCATGCGCCAATTACCGCGCTCCCAATCTTCCCTGAGTTTCACAGCAATATCGCTGAATGCACCCATCAGATTGTCCTCCTGACCTGTGCCAGAATTTCCCAGGCGCGGTCCCTGATTAGGATATCAAGCGTTTGTGATCGGGTTGGCTTCAGCCATGACTGGAACAGGCGGCCGTTTTTGTCATCGCGGACGTATGATTCGATCATCCGGACCAGCGTTTCCCATTCTTTCATGACACCGGTTCTTTCATCAAAATCAACCGATCGTGCTCAACAAGGGCCCGCAAATCATGGTATTTTTCCCTCCAGTCGGTCGAATCCCTGATCTCGACCAATCGGCACATATGCCTTTCGATACTGTCCATCCTGGAACTGATATTACCTATATCCCGCAACAGTGTCCTATTGATGCGAACCATCGTTTGCTTTTTGCGGACGACCTTCTTCTTGCGGATGCCCTTCTTCATGAGCACCGCTCCTGATCTTCAATCTCCGCAATCATCTTGATTTGCTTGAGCTTTTGCTTATTCGACCAGCGAATTAGCGTCACGATCCAGCCATGCCATGTCAGGTTGAGCTTGTCCGCCAGCTCGTCGCTGCGCTCGAAATCTTCCGGATGCAAACGAATGGATTTTGGGGGACGCTGTTTTTGTACCATGCCGCACGATTGCATAAGTATTACTTGATGTCAAGCTGCCTGAGTTTTTAGACCAGTTTTCGGGTCAATTCCGAATTTAATCAATATTTCAGGCGGGCATTTACAGCCAGACATTCCCGGCTCTGGACCCATTGCCTTTCCCCAAAAAGAATTATTTTTAGCAAAGTTTGCAGCCGCTAATTCGAATTCTCGCGCAGTTGGCGTGTAATTTCGTTGAGGTTCATAATAGGTTTCCGATTCGCCTTCAGGCGGCAGCCGCTCCGTTCGAACCCATCGCAAGAACGCCGCGTCGTAATCGTCGTAAGTTTTCCCTTCCGCCTTGATTGTGTCCCGAAACTTCGAAGCCACCAGCATCACGTTTATCCGTCTCGCTCTTGCGAGATCGATTGCTTCCAAAGATGGCTTCCAGTCGTCAGGTAACGCGTTACGCTGGATGCCTCTCTCTCTTTCTTTCTTATCTATATTATTAAAAGAAGAGAGAGGTGGTACGTAACGCGTTACGGTTTCGTTACGATTCGTTACGGTTTCGTTACGATCATCTGCGTTACGTTCTGTTACGCTGCCGTTACGTAACGCGTTACGGTCCCTATAACGCTTTTGCCTTTCAGCATTTGAATTGCGTGGTAATTCGATAGTGCTCAAATTAGCCTCTAATGCTGCACGAGCTAACAAAATAGCAGCGTCCGAAGGCTCCATGCCATCGTGGATAAGTCTGTGGATAATTTCTTTGGAAGGATTCATCGGTCTACCCCTTGGGGCAGGCTTGACCGGCAATTATATGGGTAGTAGATATGGGCTACCCAAATAATCCGATTGCCTGCAAAGCAATGGTCGGATCAGGCCCGGACCTTTTGCGAGGTGCCGGGCCATTATTTTGTAGCGCGTTATTTCACGATCCGCAAGTGATGTGGCTCAGCCTCGCGATCGTCCTCGAGCACATGCCGCAGCAGGCTGGCCGCAAGGGTTTCCTCAGTCCAGTTGTCCTGGAATCGAAGATTGATCTCCATTGCCGTCAGCTTCAAAGCCTCGGCTACCTCGTCCGGTACGCGAATCATCAGGTTCTTCATTGGTTCTGTCCGGATAAACAGGGTCAGTATCCCCATCCCATTTAACGAGGCAGTCATAATGTCCCAATTCGGCAACTTCAAGCCAGCCGAGTTGTTCCCATAACGGAACTTCGTGGATAAGCACCCTTTTGAACCACTTTATGGATTCGGTAGCCATAATGGGATTTCCCCGAAATACTGATGCCAGTATCCATGAAGTCATTGTTTATATGAACAATATGGGCGCGGACATTTCCGCGATTGACATCCGAATCACAGCCATAAATCACCCACGCTAGTTGAGCACTTGTAATTCCTGGGCATCGCTTGACAGCATCCCAAATCATGATTCGGGTGGGCGTGAGATAGACGCCCTCGCGGATTCGGCTTGATGGCATGGACTGCCCGCAATACCGGCAGCAGTTCAAATCCGCCATATCCGAACCTCCAGGCTATGCTCCAATGCGTAAACCTTGCTGACCTGACCTACCGTCACCAGCCGATCGTCCACCCATACAATTCCATTAAGTGCGTCTGATACTACCTTACCGATATTATCCCAATCCACCCGGCCCGTATAAGGCTGTCCTGGCAACTGGCTCTGCATCCGCTTTGGATAGCCCTTGGGGACGGCAAACGAGGCAATGATGTCCAGCCTGCAGGGACACTCCAACAGCTCATGGCCGCCCATCTGCAGTGATCCCAGGATAGCTATTTCGCGCTCGTATGTTGTCGTCCGAGTTGTCGTGTAGGCATGTCCATTGACGAATCGGGGGCGGGCCTTCGGAACAACCAAACCTTCGACCTTGAATTGAATAAACGGTTCCATGAAATATCCTCTTGCATCGTAGTATTACTTGTGCGAGGATATGTCAACAGTTTGGAACGGTCATAAGACACAAGCCATAGAAAAGACGCTCCACGACGCCCTAAAGGCCAAGGCGGTAGAGCTTGAAGAACTCTATGCGCAGGTCAAGCCGGGGCGCTACAATTCGCTTGCCATCACGGCGCTTGAGCAGTCGCTTATGTGGATCGTCAAGGAGTTGACTTCCTGATGGCCGGATGGCTCGGCATAGTGCGCTGACCGACTATAAAACAACGACTTAATTGTCAATGCAGAGGACAGGACATGACGGATTTGATGGTTAAGCTGGAACTGAAAACTCCCGGCGAATTGTTGGATGAGATTGTGAGGCTACGGGCCGCGCTTCAGAAGATAGCTGATCTTCCTCCCGTAGACAAAGCTGTCCGTCCCGTTAAAGACCATAGGCGAATCGCGATAGCCGCGCTGCGCAGTGATCAGTAGACAATGAGCCACTTAGCTGCAGCCCATTGCAAACGATGCGGGATAGGATTCCGTTTCTATCAGGTAACGAAGGCCAAGTTCTATTGCCGGCCATGCAAGGCCAAGGAACGACGGGAGGCGATCAGGTTCTTCAGTTCCCCGCAGTACCAGGCCACCCGCTATCAGATCCGCAAAGAACGCAATAAAGTTGCGCAGAATTCTGCATCATAGCCGTTGACATAGTAATACTACGGCGCTATGATCCTCCCATCGAATTAAGGGAGATGCAGATGACCAACGAACAAGCCATCGCGCGGATTGCAGAACGCCTTTCCGCCGTTCGTCGCAACAAGGACGGCTCCCTGAACGGCAATGCGGTTTTCGGTCTTTATCAGGGATTGAAGAACACCCTCAAGGCAAACGGCATGGATCACAATGAAGCTTGCAAGCAAGCGCACGAAACAATGCGGCAGCTTCAAGCCTAACAGATCGAATTAAGGGAGATGGGACATGCAAGACTTCTTCATTAGCTGCTGCATCACATTTATCGGCGTTCTTCTCATCGCAGGATGGTTGATATGAACTTCTTTGAGCAATACCGCGACAAGATGATGAAGGTCTATGGGATGGAAATCACCCGCGAATGGTGGGATGCTGCCTGTAGGCAGCCGCGCCGGCCGCAGCGCAGACTGTCAGATACCGAATTCGACTATAACCATGAAGCCGATGAAGGCTGGACCATACCGGACAGGTGGAACTATGGAGTCTAACCAGCGCCTATGCGTTGCCGCCCTGATCGGTCATTGCGAGGCCATCGCAGAATCAGGACAACTAAGCGAGCCGGCCGAGGAATCACTACGACTACTCATCGCAGAAACCCTCTCAGCATTCGGGATGAATCACCATGAACATATCGGACATTCTATCCGCGATCGAATCAAAGTGCTTGTTTGTCAAGAACGACGCAACATCGCTCGCTGACTATGTTGCCAGGCTACCGATGCAGCGTAACTTCACTACCAAGGCAGAAACAGCAATGGACGAAGCGGAAGCCTCATTGATTGAGGCACTGAATTTAGTACGCCATTCCCGCGCGGTATTCCTGGCAAAGCCGAAGGAAAGCGAACATGCCATTTCTTCCTGAAGTCAATAAAGCACTGGATGCAAAACTTTCGCCAGATGTTGTCAAGGGACGGACACAAGGGGGCAGAACCGTTAGCTATATAGAAGGATGGCACGCCATTGCGGAAGCAAATCGAATCTTCGGATTCGGAAATTGGAATAGGGAAACCGTCGATATCAAATGTATTTCGGAAAAAGAACGTGAAATCGGCAAGGATAAAGTGCCGGGTTGGAGTGTGACTTATATTGTGAAATGTCGCGTAATTGTTGAAGAGACAATTCGGGAGGGATGTGGCGCGGGACATGGTATCGATCGCGATCTAGGTCAAGCGCATGAATCGGCTATCAAGGAAGCTGAGACTGACGCTATGAAACGCGCCTTGATGACTTTCGGCAATCCATTCGGCCTTGCTCTATATGACAAGGAACGAATTAACGTCGGATTTGAGCAATCCACAATCATGTCAACGAATGACTTCATGGTAGATTATCGCGAAGCCATTATGGAATTCACTAATGGCGCGCAATTGCTGGAATGGTGGAATAGCGCAGAGCAAAAGGAATTACGCAGGGCATCTGGAATCGACCAACATCAAGTTGACTCGCTCAAGAAACTTGTGACTGACCGCCGCTTGCATTTAGTCAAGGATAAAGTGGCATGACTGATCCCCGAGAAGCCGCCATCCATTGCGAAATGCTGAAATATGCCTTGAGGCAAAGCAAGGACGGAATCATTGTGAGCTTTGTTCTGCATCCGCATGAAGTCCCTAGAGAGCTTCAAACTGCAGAAATCGGCTCGCGATGGATGGTGGACCTTACGGAAATAGGAGACGACGAACAACCAGTTCGCCGGCCAGCAAAGGAGCACCCGGAGGTCGCCGCACGGCCAAAGGGTAGCTGGCGGGATTTGCAGCCAGCGGCCCAGGCGGGGATCAGATGTGCTGATCCGGTATTCAGGCAATTTCTGGCGGAAGAGGCCAATCTTCATTTGGTAGACGAAGAAACAGCCAGCACTGCCTTGAGGGCATATTGCGGAATAAATTCGAGAAAGGAACTTTCAACAAATCATAAAGCGAGAGTCCTTTGGAAACAATTGGATGACAAATTCCAGGCATGGAAACTAGCCGATGTCCAATGAATTGCGACAGCGCCAGCCGGTCCTGCGGGATCCGAAGCATTTGGAATTCATACGCGATCAGCCATGCTGTATCTGCGGAGGTCCGTCGGAAGCAGCACACATACGATCAGGTAATTTGGGTTGGGGAAAGCTGCCTTGTGGAATGCAGGAAAGAGATGATCGGTGGGTTACTCCATTGTGTTCCACTCACCACCGCGAACAGCATACGATGAATGAAATGGCATTCTGGCATAAATACAAGAAAGACCCGTTTGTGATATCCATGCTACTGAGGCGGAAATGAGCAAGTCAGAAATCGTATGCGGCTGGTTGATGGGCACCGCCGTTATTATTGGGCCTTACCTTGTCTGCGTCTTTTACGGAGGCTGCGGATGGGATTGGATCGCACCATGACACATTCTTCTCCTGTAACCGCCCCCGACATTGTCGCGCGGCTGCGCATAAGTGCAAATGCCTGTGAATTTACGGCGCGATCCAAGCTAATGCAGGAGGCGGCTGCATTCATTGAGGACCGTCTTGCCCAACAGCCAGTGTCCTCTCCTGATAACGGCAACGCCATTGATATAGCTGACAAGTTGGACGCAATTTTTGATCGCATCGAAATATCTTGCCAATGGAGTA